ATTTCTACTATTATTAAATCTATCTGCTAAAGGTATTAACCTTTGGACTGTAGATAAACAGATTATTCCAGTAGTTGCAGGTCAAGTTGTATACCCAATGCCGCCAGGTACTATTGATATACTTAACATGGTTTACGCCACGTGCACGTACATCACAGGAACTAACAGTGCAAGTGCTACTACCTACCAAGTACAATTAGCGTCACCTACGGCGATTGTGCGCGTCGGTTTTACGCTGACAGCTCTACCAACCACTGATTTACTCGTACAATCGAGTTCTGACGGTGTAACTTGGACTACAACAACCACAATTGACACCACACAATTCCCAGCAGTTAACCAACTGGCGTATTTTGATGTAGGTACAAGTAATGCAAATGGCGCAACTTATTGGCGTCTTTTTGCAAATGGCGCAACGTTTACAGCCACGCAATTATTGCTAATTAGCAAAATTAGAGAGTTACCAGTCCCGCAAATGAACCGCGATGACTACTCCTCATTACCAGACAAGTATATTCAAGGCCGTCCGTCAGTAAACTTCTACTACGAAAAATTGGTCAATCCACAATTTAGCGTATGGCCAGTATCCAACAACTCAACAGATATGCTAGTCGTTTGGCGCTATCGCCAGCCACAGGATGTGGGCTCACTAGCAGAAACAATGGAGCTACCAGCACGTTGGTATGAGGCTATTATTTGGCAACTTGCGGCACGTCTATGTTTTGAGATACCGCAAATTGACCCATCTAAAGCACAATTGGTGTTGGCTGAAAATGATAAATGGATGTCCGTTACTGAAGGTGGTGAAACAGACGGCTCACCAATCTACTTTACGCCAGGCATCGGTGTGTATAATAGGTAGCATATGCCAGTATATTTACCAGCTAAGAATAAAGGTACAATGGCAATTGCGGTCTGTGACCGTTGCAATGTTAAAATGTACCTAGATGATTTAAAAGCGGATGGTAACAGTCCAGGTTTACGAGTGTGTCAAGATTGCTGGGATACAAAAGACCCATGGCGCTTACCAGCACGTAAAACTGAAAACATTACCGTTAAATACCCAAGACCTGATACTGATATAGCGACTGAGATATGACAACTGCTGCAGCAATGACCTATGATAGTCTCGTAGAAGACATCAAAACATACGCAGAGCGTAACGATGCCCCATTCGTGGATCAAATTCCACGTTTCATTATGATGGCAGAAAACCGCCTTGCGTCAAGCTTGCGCGGTTTAGGCATGTTAAAAATTGTGTCTGGTACGTTACTACCGAGCCAATCAACGTATCAAAAACCTGTTAGATGGCGCGAAACAGCGTCATTTAGTATTATGGTAGGCACCCAACGCCAATACTTGTTTGAGCGTGGTTACGAATATTGCCGTACATATTGGCCTAACCCAAATGATACAGGTGTACCAAAATACTATGCAAACTATGATTACGAGCATTTCTTTTTAGCTGCAACGCCTGATTTAGCGTATAATTTTGAATTGAGCTATTACGAGCGTCCACAACCTTTGGATACTGTAACGCAAACAAATTGGGTTACACGTTATTGCCCACAGTTACTTCTGTATGGTGCTTTGTTAGAAGCACAACCGTTCTTGAAACTACCAGAACGTATTGCTGAATTTAAAGGGTTTTATGACGAGGCAGTGAAAAACTTCCAACAAGAATCGCAGCGTCGTGCGATTGACCAAGCAAATTTAAGGACTGAAGCATGACGAATTTTGTTGATGTTTTTGGTGGTCAAGTCACACCGCCATCAGAATACGGCTATCAAGCCACTACCATTGCAAGCAATACCACAGCATACTGGCCATACAACTATGCTGGTACAGGCCTTGTATTGGCCAAAAACAATGACATCACGGCTTCCGCTGCCAGTCTAGCACTTACTTTACCAAATGCCACAGAGGTATCAACTGGTGAAGACTTCATCATTAAAAATGCTGGTGCTAATACTTTTGAAGTAAAAGACAACGCAGGTAATACACTTACCACCATTACAGCAGGTACAGCTAAATACTTTGTACTAACAAGCAATAGTACTGCAGCAGGTATCTATGATATCACTACTTTTGGTACAGGTACATCTAGTGCTGATGCAGGTATTTTAGCTGGTGCAGGGCACCGTGTTGACGGTGATGCAATTGATAACATCATTGAAAATGAGCTTATCACTGCCAGTAAAACAATCTCAGCAACCGACAATGCTAAAACACTTGTCTATAAGTCAGGCACAGTAACACTTACATTACCAGACCCGTCTACGCTATACAGTGGCTACTTCTTCATTTTCATTAATGATGGCTCAGGTACGGTAACATTAAACCCTACTGCAAGTATTACAATTGATAGTAATTTAACCAAAGATTTGCAACCAGGCGAGTCTTGTATTGTTACTACAGATGGTTTTGAATACTACACTGCTGGCTATGGTCGTAGCAATACTTATGTATGGACACAATTAACTGTTGATTTGACAGGCTTGTCGTCATACACAGTTACATCAACGCAAGCCTCAAATAAGCTTTGGTATTTCTTTAATGTGCCAACAGGTAGCATGACGGTTACTATACCTTCAGTAGCCAGTGTTTATTTCTTACGTGTAGGTGCAATTGGTGCATATACATTAACTTTCAGTACTGGGTCAGGCGCAACGGTAGCCTTAACCGCCAACCAATCATACATTATCTATTGTGATGGTACTAACATTACCGCTGCACAAACAGTAGCAGTTACATCAACCATTAGTTTGAATGATGGTAGTGCGGCAAGCCCAACACTTTACTTTACAGTTGATAGCGACACGGGTTTATATCGTCAAGGTACTAATCAACTAGGTATTGCTACAGGAGGCTTATCTGCTGGGTATTTTTCAACTGCTGGCTTTGTTGGTAATGTTACTGGTAACGTAACAGGTAGTATTAGTGGTACAGCTACAAATGCTACAAACGTAGGCATTACAGATGATACTGCTACTAATGCAACTATGTACCCTACATGGGTAACTGGTACAACTGGCAACCTACCTGAAAAAGTAAGTAGCACGAAACTTACCTTTAACCCTTCAACAGCTACGTTAACCACTACAACTTTTGCGGGTAGCTTAAGTGGTAATGCTACAACTGCTACAACTGCAACAACGGCAGGAAGTGCAACTACTGCAACAACCGCTACTAATATTGCGGGAGGTTCGTCTGGTTCACTACCATACCAATCTGGCGCAGGTGCTACTTCTTTATTGGGCGCAGGCACTTCTGGTTACGTACTAACAACACAAGGCCCAGGCCTACCACCTACATGGGGCGTAGGCGTACCATCAGGTAGTTCTGCTAACTTAACAGGCGGTTCCGCAGGCGCAGTGGTGTATCAATCTGCACCAGGCGCAACAGCGTATGTAACAGTAGGCACCCCAAACCAAGTATTAACATTAAATGGCTCAAGTGTACCGACATGGACAACACTTGACGCCCTACCAAGTCAAGCTACGCATGCAGGTCAGTATCTTACTACAAATGGCTCTGTAGCTTCATGGGCAGATGTAGGCGCCTCAGCGGGTGGTGTGATTTACGAAAATACAACGACTATTTCAGCAAACTACACATTATCAGCAAACAAAAATGGCATGAGTGTAGGTCCTATTACAATTGATCCTGGCTACGCAGTTACAGTACCGAGCGGTCAACGTTGGGTTATCCTCTAAGGAAGTAAAATGGCAAAGTTAAATAATAACTCTCTCAACCAACTCGTAGCTGAAAGCGATACCACGGGTACGCTACAACTACAAGTTAACAGCACCACTGGTCTTACTTTAAATAGCTCCCTTGCAGTTGGGGTGGGCTCAACACCTAATTACGGTACAGCGGGTCAAGTACTAGCGTCTGCAGGAACAAGTGCTCCAGCTACATGGTCATCAACAGTAACTAATGCTACTAACATAGTAGGGGGCGTAGCGGGAGCTGTGCCGTATCAAACAGCACCAGGTGCAACTGGGTTTACTGCGGCTGGTACTGCTGGACAAGTGTTTACAAGTGCAGGTACAAATGCACCTACATGGGCTACGCCAGCAACGCCAACAGCTTTGGCAGCTAATGCAACAGTAACAAGTTTACTTGAAACTGCAACAATAACAGCCGCAGCGCCAACAGCAACGACTAACTACGATGTTAAAACGCAATCCGTACAATATTACACAAGCAACACATCAACAAACTGGACTTTAAACGTGCGTGGTGATGGCACTACAACGCTTAATACAGTCATGGCAACGGGTCAAGCAATTACTATTGTGCTAATGGCAACCAATGGTGCTTCAGCTTTTTATGGTAACGCATTAACTATTGACGGTACATCAGTTACACCAAAATGGCAAACAGGCACAGCTCCAACAAGTGGTAATGTCAACTCAATTGATGCGTATGTATATACCATTATCAAAACGGCAAGCGCCACATACACAGTATTAGCCTCTCTGACTAAATACGCTTAAGGACTAGCATGCCAGTTCAAGAAACAAAAGGTTCTGCATCGGCCCAAGGGTATGGGTCTGGACTTAGTAGCCAAGGTAGCTACATTGAGGATGTATTCTCTACCTATTTATATACAGGTAACGGCTCTACGCAGACTATTACCAATGGCATAGATTTGTCAGGTAAAGGTGGATTGGTTTGGACTAAAACAAGAAATGTAGCTAACTCTAATTGGTTTATTGATACTGCTAGAGGCGGAACTCAGTTGCTTCGTTCAAACACGACAGAAGCGCAGTTCACTTCTGCTGGCACATCAATTACTTTTGGTTCGTCCTCATACACTGTAGGGTCTGGTGATTTAAATACCTCAACGCAAACTGAAGTATCTTGGACATTCCGCGAACAAGCTAAATTCTTTGATATTGTTACTTATACTGGGAATGGCGTTTCTGGAAGAACGGTTGCACATAGTTTAGGTTCTGTGCCTGGGTTTATTGTTGTTAAAGGAACGAATACAGCAAATGCTTGGACTGTTTATCACAGAAGTCTTAATAACGCTTCAGGTGGCTCTTTATATTTGAATTCTACAGGTGCACAAGATTTAGACCCTACAAACTGGAATAGTACAGACCCAACAAGCACAGTATTTACATTAGGCTCGGGTGCAACAAATACCAATGGTGTTACCTATGTTGCCTACCTATTCGCCCACGATGCAGGTGGCTTTGGCACAAGTGGCACAGATAATGTGATTAGCTGTGGTTCGTTTACTACTGATGGTAGTGGTAATGCAACAGTAAATCTTGGTTATGAACCGCAATTGGTAATGATGAAGTATTCTTCACAATCATCAGATTGGATAATACTTGATAATATGCGTGGTTTCCGTGTGACTGGTAATGCTTCGCCCGGTAATGCAGGACTATTCCCTAACTTATCTAATGCAGAATCTACGTCTAACGCCACAATATCAACGTATGTTGACCCAAAGGCAACAGGATTTACACCTATTGGTTTTGGGCTGAGTAAAACAGTCATCTACATCGCTATCCGCCGTGGCCCAATGCAAGTGCCTACGACAGGGACAAGTGTTTACACAGCACTAAATACATCTTCTGCAAGTGGAACTTTATTGACAACTAATTTTCCTGTTGACTTAGCAATATCAACAAGAAGGTCAGATGTAACAGGTAAATATGTTATGGATAGGCTTCGTGGTGCATCAAACACTCCAACAACGCCAAATTCAGGAATCGTGTTAAATACAACAAGCATTAGTGCAGAAAGTACCGCATTTGACCCTCCAACTGGAAATTGGTGGAATACAACGGTTGTAAATGGTACTTGGTCTGGTGGAATTAGTGCAATTAACTGGATGTTCAGACGCGCACCAGGCTTCTTTGATATAGTGTGTTATACAGGGACAGGTGTTGCTAGGACAGTAACTCATAACCTTACTGTTGCACCTGAATTAGTTATTGTTAAATCTAGAAATAGAGCAGGTGAAGATTGGCCAATTTTAACTGGTGCTTCCTATAATAGATTTATGTATTTAAACCAAACAATTGCTTCAGCATTGGGTATTGACGCTTATAATTGTTTTGGTAATGGAAGTAGCATTACACCTCCAACATCATCAGTATTTACAGTAGGAACACAAACTTTAGTAAATGCCTCTGCTGATACCTATGTAGCCTACCTATTTGCTACCGTTGCTAATGTATCTAAAGTAGGTTCATACACAGGTACAGGTGCCACTCAAACGATTAACGCAGGACTTGCATCAGGTGCTAGGTTTGTGATGATTAAACGCACAGATTCTACTGGCAACTGGTTTGTTTGGGACACAGCCCGTGGTATGGTTGCAGGCACAGACCCAAGACTTGCATTAAACAGCACAGCCGC